AAGGGCTACCTCCACAAGTTCCTGAAGGAGTACCCCGCCGACGACCTGGAGTGCTTCCAGTATGCCGGCCGCAGCATCTTCACCCTCGACCAGCTGGAGCAGATCGACCGCGCCGGCAGCCGCCGGCCCCTCCTCGACGTCTGGTCGGTCGAGCCCGCCATCGAGGTGGCCAAGCTGCGCCGCGAGAGCCCGAGCATCGACATCCAACCGAAGCGCGTCGTCCCGCCAGTCGCTCCTCACCTGCACACGCGTGGGGGCGCCCTGCAGCACGAGACCAACCCGGTTCCGCCCGGCTACGGCTTCCGGCGCCTGCCCAAAGACCAGCTCGCCAGCCTGAAGAACCTGCGCGGCGGCGTCCTGGCGATCTGGGAATACCCCCGCATCCGCGGCACCCGCCGCTACGTGATGAGCGTCGATGTCTCTGACGGCCTCCTCCAGGACTACTCGGTCATCGACGTCATTCGCCAGCCGACCATCGAAGACCCGGCCGAGCAGGTCGCCCAGTACTGCACCAACGCCCTGGACCCCAAGGCCCTGGCCTTCGTCTGCGACGCCATCGGCCGCTACTACAGCGACAGCGACGGGGTCGAAGCCATGGCCGCCATCGAGACCAACAGCCACGGCCTGGCCACCCAGGACACCCTGCAGCTGCACCTCGGCTACAGCTACTTCTATGTCTGGGAATACGCCGACGCCGCGTCGCCCGAGCGCCGCTACTCGACGCGCATCGGCTGGGTCACCAGCCCGCGCACCCGGCCCCTGCTCCTGGCCAGCTTCCACGGCGCCATCACCGCCTTCGACCCGATCACCCACCAGCCCGAGCTGGTCCTGAACTCCCCGATTACTCGGGGGGAGTTGCGCCACTTCGTGACGGCCTCCACAATCGGCGAGGCCGAGGCGGCCCGCGGCCAGCACGACGACGCGGTGATGGCCGCCGCCATCGGCTACTACGTGGCCTGGCGCATGGCGGGAGGCGAGATCGAACCAGTCGCCGAGCGGCGGCGCCGCAAAGTGGCCCTCGACGCGCTCAGCAAGGACCGCCCCCTGTCCCGTCTCGACTGGCGCAACAGTCCAGCCACCAGCGAGGAAGCCGCGGAGCTGGAAGGAGAGCACCGGCATGACCCCGACGACGACCCCTGGAGCGTTACCGACAGCGACCCGGCCGGCCTCTACTTCGACGACCGGTCGCGCGCCTGACGCCATCCTGACGCAGATCCGGGCCCTTCTAGACCAGCTCCAGACCCTGGCGACACCGGCCCCGGTCCCCGGCCTGCTCCTCTCGCCAGCCGACTGCGACGCCATCGAGGTGACCACCGGCTTCGGCTCGACCCGCTCCGGCCCCGACCTGGTCAAGGCCATCGAGCGCCTGGCGTCCATCAAAGTCGGCGACATCCGCATTCCCTTCACCCCCGGCCAGGTCGCCGAGCTGCAGCACCGCGCCATGAAGCGCGGCCGCACAGTCGAAGCCGAGATGAAGGCCGTGGTCGACCGCATCGAAGACGAGCTGTTCCACAAAGGCGGCTAGCGATGTGGCCCGCCGCGACGCCGCTCAGCGTGCAGGACCAGCCGCACCTCGGCGACGCACCACTCCTGTTCCTCAACTGCCCGCCGGACCGGCGCACCCTGCGCGCGCGTATCCTGGGCCGGCTCCGTCGGTGGGGTCAGCGGCTGGTGCGGCTGGGGGTCTTCCTCGCGTGCCCGTGGGAGCCGACCCGCCGTGGCTGACAAGAAGGTCACCCAGCTCGACCCGATCGACGTCGTCGAGCTGACCGACCTGCTGCTCATCGTCGACGACCCGGGCGGCACGCCGGACACCAAGAAAGCGTTGGTCAGCCAGGTGACCGCGCTCGCCGCGGGCATCCCCGGCCCCGCCGGCCCCCAGGGACCCCAGGGGGACCCCGGACCGACGGGCGCGACCGGCCCCACCGGGAGCGGCGCCACCCCCTTGCCCTTCGACTTCTCGACGACGACCGTCGAACCGCCGACCAGCAATCAGGTGCGATTCGACGCGGCGTTCCCCTACACCGCGGTGACACGCGTGTGGGTCCGCAACATCACGACCGGCGGGAGCGATGTCCACGCCTACCTCCTGCTCGTCCCGTCTGGGTCCACCATCTACTTCCAGGACAAGAACGACTCCACGCTGTTTGCGAAGTTCACGACCACGTCGGCAACGGTCGACAAGACGACCTATATCGAACTCCCCGTCGCGTGGGTCAGCAGCGGCGGCGCGCTCCTGAACAATCAAGCGACCATGATGCTGGTGGTCACAGGCGCGGCGTTCGGCCTCGCCGTGCGCGAGGTCCCGACCGGCCCCGTCGACGGGAGTAACTCCACGTTCACGCTGACGAACCCGCCCGTCGCCGACACCGAGCAGGTGTTTCTCAACGGGCTCCTGCAGGACGCGCGCGGCATCGACTACAGCATCAGTGGCGCGAGTGTGACGTTCCTGATGCCGCCCCTCTCGGGGGATCGGGTGCTGGTCACTTACCAGAGGACTTAGCCATGGCCAATACGAGGATTCGCGGCACCACCCAGATTCTTGCCGGGTCGGTCACAGCGACCGAAGTCAACGCCACGGTGATCGTCGCCGCCGGCACCAACCCCCACACCGGCACGCAGTCGATGGGCGGGTTCGCCCTGACCAACGTCCTGAACCCGACCGCTGCCCAGGATGCAGCGACCAAGGCGTATGTCGATGCCGCCGCGCAAGGTCTCGATGTCAAGGCCTCGGTACGAGCGGCAACGACGGCCAACATCACACTGACCGCCGCCCAGACCATCGACGGCGTGACACTCATCGCCGGAGACCGCGTGCTCGTCAAAGCCCAGACCGCAGCGCAGGACAACGGCATCTACACGGTCGCGACAGGGGCGTGGCAACGCGCGACGGACGCGGACGTATCGGCGGACGTGACCGCCGGCCTGTTCACGTTTGTGGAAGAAGGGACGGCGGGGGCGGGTAACGGCTATGTCCTGACCACGCCCAATCCGATCGTGCTCGGGACCACGCCCCTGACCTTCACGCAGTTCTCCGGGGCGGGCACCGTCGTCGCGGGCGCGGGCCTGACCAAGACGGGCAACACGCTGGACCTCATCGGCGGCGACGGCCTCACCGTGGCGGCGGACCTGGTCAGCGCGAACATCGACACCAGCGCGGGCCTCAAGTTCGACGCGAGCACGCCGAAGAAGATGCAGGTCGCGCTCGATGGGACCAGCATCACGGTTTCGGCGCTCGGCCTGAAGGTCAACACCGCGAAGTTCATCACGCGCGAGACGCCCGCCGGCACGCTGAACGGATCGAACACCGTCTTCACGCTGGCGAACACACCGGTGGTGAGCAGTGAGCAGGTCTTCCTGAACGGCCTCTTGCAGGAGCCGGGCGCGGGGAACGACTACACCATTGCCGGCGCCACGATCACCTACCTGGCGGCTCCGGCGGCGACCGACCGGCTGCGCGTGAACTACCTGATCTGAGTCATGGCCCGCACCGAAGTCCGCAGCGCCCAGATCAAGGACGCCACCATCGGGCGCGATGATCTCAATACCGCCACGGCGGGGCAGGCCGTCGTCGCGAAGATCGTGGCGGGCGCCGGGGTCACGCTGTCTTCGACGGGTGCGGACACCGGCACTGGGGATGTGACGGTGTCCGACACCCTCGCGACCGGGGCGGTCGGCACGGTCCTCGCCGGCGGCGCGCCTTCGACCTACAGTGCGAATCCGGCCGTGACCTCGATCACCGCGCCGACGGTGGTCGGCGGGACAGGCACCACTTCGACGCTGACCCTGAAGCCGACATCCGGTGCAGGTACGACCGGGGCCGATGTCATCGTCGGGGTCGGCACCAACGGCGCGACGGAAGTTATGCGCGTGACGAGCGCATCCCCGTCACTCTGTGTCAGCGGGAATCTTGCGCTCGGCACCGCGACACCGGGCACGGATCGGTTCCTGTTGACTGGCAGCACGCCGGGGGCCTCGCGACAGATCGTTGAGCGGACGACGGTCGGCGTCGGTGGTCCTAACAGCCTGTGGCGGCATACGCGCGGCGGTAGCGCCCTTGTCAATGGAGACTCGTTCGGGACGCTGAGTTTTATGGGTGATACCGGCGGAAGCGTCTTCGGTGGCGGGGTCCAACTCACGGCGAGTGTCGATGGCACGGTGTCCGCGAGCAGTATGCCGGGCCTGTTTACGATTACGACCACGCCGGACGGGTCGCTGGTTGGCGTCGAGCGACTGCGGATCGACAACGCTGGCGTCGTCACCGTGGCGACCAAGCTCGTGGCCCCGACACCGGCACCGGGTACGAATACGACAGAGGTCGCCACGACGTCCTTCGTCGCGACGAGTTTCGCGCCGCTTGCCTCGCCCGCGCTGACCGGCACGCCGACCGTGCCGACCGCCGCCGCCGCGACGAACACCACGCAAGCCGCATCGACCGCGTTCGTGCAGCAAGAACTCGACTACGTCCCGACGACCGCTTGGACGCCGACCTTCAGCGGATCGACGACCGCTGGCACCGCGACATATTCCACCCGCAACGGCTCCTATCTGAAGATCAAAAAACTCGTCCACTTCACGGTCGACATCACGCTCACCTCGACGGGTGGCGCCGCCGGGATCGCCCTGATTACCGGCCTGCCCTATACCGTCGGGGGCACGGCACAGTCCGGCTTCGACATCACCTATATCAGTGGCGTGACGCAGCCCGCGGGCTGCACGCAGTTCACCGCGGTCGCGAACCCTGGCACGACCACGATTGTGCTCGCGGCGGTCGGGAGCGGGGCGGTGGCGAACACCATCGCCTGCACCGCAGTCGCGGCGACGGCGATCATTCGGCTCCACGGGTTCTACTTCATCTGACACACGGGAGCGCCTGATGCCCAACGACACCTACACGCAAGCCGCCCTCGCGGCCGATGAACGCTTCCGGCGCCGGGTGCGCGGCGCGTTCTCCACCGTGGCGTGGCAAGTACTGAACGAAGATCTCAACACCTTGAACCACGCGAACCGCGTCGACTACGCCCAACAGGTCATCCGGCAACTCGACCTGGAACTCACGGTGATCCTCCCGAGCTTCGTCTTCCGGCCCAACGTGATGAATTTCGACACGACGCACGTCTACGACTTTCCGATGCAGACCGGTCAGGTCGTCACCGCCGCGGGCGATCCCGATCTCCTGTCGCAACTCGCGACCGATTGGGATGCCCTCGCCGCCGCCGCCGGGTTCCCGCCGCTGGTGGGTGCTGCGTGAGTGAGCTGCTGCCGGTGGTCGTCGTGGATCGGCTCCTTCAGGAGGCTGGCGGCTGGGTGTGGCTGGAGGACCTGAGCGGATACGTCCTCCTGGACACGCGTGAGGGCCCGAGCGGCGGCGGCGAAGGCCCACCCGACGCGAAGCTCGGGACGCCCTGGTCCGGCGTCGTGCTCGGCGATAGCTGGAGCCTCTAGATGATTCAATCGCTTGGCAAGCTCCTCCCGACCCCTGGCACGCCGGTGCGCGCGACGCAGAACATCATCGCGGCGCCCGACAGTCGCCTCGCCGTCCACGGCGTGATGTTCCAGGCGCTGCCGACCAACACCGGCCGGGTCTACATCGGCACGCAGACCCTCAACCGCTTCGCCTTCACGGGCCTCTACGCGATCCTGGCGGTCCCTGCGGGCTCGGCGCTGCCGACCTTCTCGACGGCGCTCACCCTGGCGCCCAACGCGATCAACGTGGCGGACTTCTGGGTCGACGTCGACAACGGGGGAGACGGCGTGCTCGTGACGGTGCTGGTGGCGTGATGACCCTTCCTGACATCTCGATCGGCCAGGCCATCGTCATCGTCGGCCTGGTGTTCGCGTGGCTGATCTACGTCATCGCACGCGCGTGGGGAGAACGCTGATGGCGCTACACGATTTCTGGTGTCAGGTCTGCGGCCAGGTCCTGGTCGACGTCGCGGTACCCGCGACGATAGGCGCCCAGAAGGGCGCCCCCGAGCACTGTGGGCGCAAGACCAACTGGATCCCCCAGGTCGGACGGATGGACGCCGCCTGTGGTCCGGGCTTCGAAGCGTTCGACACCTTCGACGGGATGAACAACCCCGTCACCGTCGACAGCCTGAAGAAGCTCCGGGACATCGAGCGCGACAGCGAGCAGCGCTTCCGGGACGGCGAAGGGCAGCCAGTCGTCTGGCGCCGCTGGTCTCAGGACAAGAGCAACCAGGACGTCCACACCATCCAGCCGAAGTGGCAGGGCGGCGAGCAGCCCGACCCCGCCTACGCCAAGAAATTCGGCGCCTCGCTCCGCAAGTCTGCCGTGGAACCGGATGTCGAGTACGGGCCTGGGGTCGACGACTCGACGCCGACGGGCCTCGATCACCTGCACACGCGTGAGGAGGGGACATGAAAGCGGTGTTGTGGCGCGTCCTGGTTGCCGTCTTCGTCGTGGCCGTGCTCTTCTGGCTGCTGCCGCCAGTGCTGCGGCTGCTCGGCCTGCCGACCCCGTCCGGCGACATGGCGCTCGTCCTGCGCGCCGTCATCGGCCTGCTGGCGCTGATCTACATCGTCTGGGGGCCGACCCCGACGCCGCCGTGGGCCTGAACCATGGCTGACTTCTCGCAATCCGGCGTCCTCGACCTGCCGCGGACCACCGCGGAGAGTCTCCTGCACGGCGACCCGCGCGTCCTCAACTGGCTGCGCGAGTGGGTCCAGGAGGGCGACGCGATCAATCGCCAGGACCCGAGCTACGACATGATCAGCCGGGCCCAGGCCTACATCGTCGGCGAGCAGCTCTCGGCCGAGCGCTGCAAGCTCAAATACCTCCCCCAGGTCACGATCAACGAGACCCGGAAAGCGATGCAGGCGCACGTCAGCGCCATCACCGACCTCAAGCCGGTCGCCGGCTGGAAGACCAACCCCGAGTACCAGCTCCAGGCCAACATGCTCAACCAGCTGTTGATGGCCGAGTGGATTACCCGGATGATGGATTTGGATTTGGGGGACTGTGTCAAGTACTCGCTCGCTGGAGGGACGGGCGACCTGGTCATCGACTGGGATCCCCACGTCCCGATGGGCGGCGCGCACGAGCTGTCCGCGCGCGACCCGCGCGACACCCTGCCGCTCAGGCCCAGCTTCGGCCGCTCGGTCCAGACCTGGGAAGGGGTCTGCTTCCGCGAGGAGCACACGGTCAACGTCCTGCGTGGCATGTACCCAACCAAGGCGACGCTCTTCCGCCCGGCCTCAGACACCATGCTGGGACGCGTCATGGGGCGCTTCAGGACCGGCCTGAGCCGCCTGATTACTCCGGCTGACCCCCTGGACTCGATCGCCTTCGGGGGCAGCGCAGGGACGGTCAGAAAGGCCCGGGCGGGCGCCCTGGTGCTCTACCGCGCCTACTTCCGCGACCGCACGCGCAATCTGACCGCCCGCCCGATCACGATGGGTACGCCCGGCAGCAACTGGGCCTACGTGGCGCAGCCCAACGAGCCGCTCTACCCCCGCGGGCGCCTCCTGGTCGCCACCGACGACGCGGTCATCTACGACGGCCCCAACACCTACTGGCACGGGATGTATCCCTTCTGCCGTATGAAGCTCTGGAGCGTCCCCTGGCAGTTCCTGGGCATCCCCCTCTTCAACGACCTCCTGCCGCTCCAGGACGCTATCAACGACACCGTCCAGGACGTGCGCCTGGCGATGCAGCAGTGGCTGAACCCCGACGTCGTCTACAACAGAAACGCCGTCAGCGAGTCGACCATGAAGCTGATGGACCCGCGCCGTCCAGGTAAGCGGGTCAAGGTCATGCCGGGCTTCGGCGACCCGTGGAAGAAGGAGGACGGCCCCAACCCCAGCATCATCCAGCTCGGGCTGGAGATGTGGGAGAAGCTGACCCAGAAGTTTACCGACCTCTCGGGCACCGCCAACCTGTCGGCCCTGCTGCAGCTGCGCCAGATGCCGGCGGCCGACACGATTCAGAAGTACTACGAGGCCCTGACCCCCGAGATTCGCAGCGAGGCTCGCCAGGTCGAGTTGTTCCTGCGCGACTTCAGCGAGATGGTGAAGATCAACTACTTCCAGTTCCTCTCCAAGCAGAAGCGCCTGCAGGTCCTCGGCACCGGCGGCCAGACGCTGGACGAGTTCGACTTCGACCCCGACAACTTCGTGCCCGCGCTCATGCCTGGCCAGCCCGGCTACACGCCGGAGCTGGACGCGACGACCACCACCCGCGACGAGCGCGCGCAGTGGTTCCACAAGCAGTTCATCTTCGTCGTCGCCCCGAACAGCGTCCTGGCCATGGATGCCACCGAGCGCAAGATGATGCGCGTGCAGCTCTCGCGCATGGGCTACTACGACTTCTGGTCGCTGCACGAGACGCTGGAAACCCCCAACGTCGGTGCGCCGCCGGCCGTGCCGCTGCCCCCACTCTCGCCACCCCCACCAGACGTGATGCCGCAGATCCTGCAGCAGGTGCAGCAGACGCCCGGCGCGATGCAGGCGATGGTCGCTGGCGCGATGCCGCTGCCGCAGTACACCGACCCTGCCTCCGGCCGCACCTTCCAGATGGACCCGCAGTCGGGGCAGATCATGGAGCTGCGCGTCCCGGTCACGGTGACCGAGCGCCTCCAGGCGCAGGCCATGATGGGGATCGGCCAAACCGTCAGCCCGGCCGGCCGTAAGGCCAGTGGCCAGGAACCCCCACACCAGGAAGAGAAATCCGACGGCCGCACGACCGTGAGCGAGTCGAAGAAGTGATCGGTTCTCGCCAAACCCAGTGGCAGTACAAGCAGCTTCAGGCCGAGCGGTGCGCGATCTGCGGGCGTGTGAAGCGTCGCAGCGGGTGGCGGTGTCAAGTCTGCTGCGCCGTCAGGAACGAGCAGCGCCGACTTCGTCGAGCGGCGAATCGCGCGCGTGGTGTCTGCCGCGATTGCGGAGGTCGCCTCGACGGCACGCGTGCCGATCGCTGTAGCCGCTGCTAGACAAAGGGGGGCTAGACAAACCCCTGATCTCCTCCGACGCTAGCCCGTCATGCCGCTGACCGACTCCGGCTCCAAGGTCCTCCGCTCGATGCGGAGCCAGTACGGGGGCGAGAAGGGCGAGCGCGTCTTCTATGCCACCGCGAACAAGAAGCCCGAGCTGGGCAAGAAGTGGCACGGGCCGAAACGGAGCTTGTCGGGCAAACGGCGATGACGACCGAAGAGATCGCGTACTTGGCTGGAATCATCGACGGGGAAGGTTGCATCGGCCTGTTCACGCGTGGCGGCCGGCCGGACTGGGTGCGTCCGCACCTCCAGATCACCAACATCGATCTCAACCTACTGGCGTGGTTGCGCGAGCGATTGCCGTTCGGACAAATTCATCCTCGCCACGACGCCAGGAGCAATCGCAAACCGTCATGGTGTTTCCGCGTTGCCTGCGATCAAGCGCTTCGTGTGATCCGGTTGGTCTACCCGTACCTCGTGATCAAGCGTCCGCAGGCTGACGCAATCCTGCGCCTCGCAGCGGTCGAAGAAGGACGCCTGCAGCGCGGACAGATCGCGCCTGAGGTCCGTGCGGCGCGGGTCGTGTGCTTCGCCGAGATTCGCAAGCTGAATTACCGCGCGGTATACCGCGGAAAGAGAGTCGCGTGATGGCCTTCGGTAGACCGTTCGGCGGACCCCCGGCAGACGAGGGGGGCGGCCCCCCGCCGCCCATGTCCAGCAAGAAGAAGAGCAAGCCGTTCGGCAAGAAGGGCGGCTTCCAGAAGAAGGGCTTCAGTCCGGCGCAGAAGTCGATGCGCGGCGGCGGGCGGTACTGATGGCTAAGGACGATGACGTCCCACCGGCGCGCGCCACGGGGGACGAACTGGTCCTGAAGATCAACGACCTCGGGCGGCGGGGCGTCCGGAACCGCGAGAGTTTCTTTGGTCCCCCGCCCACGCCGCCGCTCGCGCCGGCCAAGACGCGCAGCCGCAGCTTCGATGAAGAGGTCGGTCTCGACCGGCCAGTGCGTGGGGGCCTGGCGACCCCGCGGGCCATCTCCGAGGGAACGCGCCTGTTCGCCGACACGTCCGCGCGAGACGTGGCTCCCACGCGAGATGTGCGTCGCACACGGTCACTCTCAAGACGGAGGAGCTAATGGCTTTCCCCGCTGGCGCGGGCTTTCCTGGCACCGGCCCGACCCCTGGCAGCACGGCACTCGACCAGCCGCCACCCTCGCCGACGCCGATGGGCGGAGGCGGAGGCGACCCCTTCTCGATGAAGGGGCTGGCCAGTCAGCTCCCCACGACCCAGATGCCGCCCGAGGTCCTGACTGGCATCACCCAGTCGGCCCAGTCGATGTCCGACCTCCTGGACTCCTGGTCGCAGATCACCCCGGACAAGGGGGCACAGCTCGCGCTCATCAAGGACATGATTCAGCAATATCTCGCGGATCTGATGCAGGCCGGCGCCGGGCCGGTCTCGCCGACGGCGCCAGGGCCGGCGTTCCCAGGCGGCGGAATCGACCAGGGTGTGGCCGGACCCGGGTCGGTGTAGGCAGAACGCCAAACACGTGGAGAGGCGTGTCCACATCCTCGCCCGCGCGAGCGGAGGGATGGAGGGAGCGCTGGCCTTCGCGGAGGGAGTGACACATGGGTGCGTTTGAGTCGGGTCAGTCGTTCCTCGCTGGCGTGCTCGCCAAGCTCCCGACGGAGCTGCAGGCACAGGCGAAGACGGTCTTTGATGCGGCGGAGGCGAAGGAGGCCGTGGTCCTGATGGGCGACGGCACGCTGGCCCGCGCCGACTACAGCAAATCGATGGACGGGCTTCGGGACAAAGAGGTCGCCCTGAACGAGCACTACGAGCGGTTGAACGAGTGGTACGCCGTGAACAAAGACGCGCTCGACAAGGCGAAGGAGCGGGGTGGGAACCCGAATCCGAACCCGAATCCGAACCCGAATCCCAACCCGGCGCTGCTCGCGGCGATCACCGAAGACGACGTGCGTCGGCTGGCCGACGAGGCCGTGAACAGCGCGGGGAAGGACTACATCGCGGTCTCCGCCTTCATCGCCTCGCAGGCCGGTCGGCACATGGCGATCTTCGGCGAGCCGCTCGACGCGCTTGAACTGGTTCAGAACCCCAAGGTCGGCCGCCCAATCGCCGGTCAGCCCGGACGAATCTTCTCGCTCCAGGACGCCTACGTCGAGCGCTACGGGCCGCAGCTGCAGGCCAAGGCCAAAGAGGCAGACGACAAACGCATCAACGACGAGGTCGAGAAGCGGTTGCTGGAACGGACCAAGGGTCAGTCGACCCACCCGTTCCCCCTGCGCTCCGAGTCCTCGCCGCTCGACGTGCTCGCGACGAAGGATGGCACCGCCGCACACACGCTCGACACGGCCGTCGCCGAATACGAACGGCTGCAGTCTGCGCGCGGCTCATAACACAGGAGGGCCCCCGTGCCCATTCAGCTGGACGATGTCAACACGACGGTGACCCGCGAAATCGAGCCGGGTGTCGTCGATGGCTATTTCAAGGCCGGGCCGTTCATCGCCATGGCCAAGGGCCGCTTCAACCGGAAGTGGATCGGCCCGCAGATTCAAGAAAACTTCATGTACAAGCCGATGAAGGGTGGCTCGTACCGGAAGGGCGGGACGTTCGACATCACGCGCCGGCAGACCCGCACCGGCTTGCTCTTCGGCCCCCGCTACTACCAGGTGACGGTCACCGAATTTCTGGAAGACCTGGAAGTCGAGATGGCCGGGCCGCGGGCGGCCTTCTCGGTCATCCGCACCGACATGGCGCAGGCCAGCCTGACCATGTCCGCCATCCTCGAAATCGCCGCCTTCCACCACGGCCAGCCGATCGTCGGCGACGACCGCTCGATGGAAATCAACGGCCTGGAGGAGGCGCTCACCAACGGCGCCGACCCGACCTGGACCGGGAACGTCTTCCCGAGCTATGGCGGCCAGACGCGTGTGGACGTGGCGCCCGCGCTGACCGCGCCGACCGGCCTGGTCGCCGCGAACCTCGGCGGCAACCCCATCTCCTACCGGGTCCTGCGGCACAGCTACTACAGCACGATCATCGGCAACGAGGCGCCGGCCACCGCGATCACGACCAACCGCTGCATGGGCTACATCTCGGAGAACTTCCTCCCGCATCAGATCATCGACACGACCCAGCCGGAGATCAACTGGCCGGGGATGAAGTTCGACAAAGCGACGATCATGATGTCGCAGTACTGCCCTGGCGCCGACGGCGTCAACGACGACGACCTGGGCAACTACTACGCCCCCAACGAGACCTTCTGGTGGTTGAACTTCGGGCCCCAGGGGGACGACGCCTACATCCGTCTCTACATCGCGCAAAGCCGCAAGTTCGCCTTCGGCTTCACCGGCTTCAAGGGTGCGCGCGAGGACAACCAGGTCTCCGGCCAGATCCTCTACGCCGGCAACCTCACCGTGAAGGCGCTGCGACTCTCGCGCGTCATCCACGGGATTGGCAGCTAGGAGGCCGCCATGCCGAATCGTTTTGAGAATCCGGCCGTCTACCTCCAGAGCGGCAACCCCGAGGGCGAGGACACGCCGACTCTCCACGCGCCTGGCCTACTGGGCAGCCGCTTCACCGTCATCCAGCCGACGGGGCGCGGGGCGCCACCGAAGACCGGCTCGTCGAAGCGCTACCAGCTGGTGAAGACGGACTCGACGATGACCGTCGGCCCCTTCCCGGGCGCGGTCGCCTACTGGGTCGACAAGTCCCAGTACCTCGTCACCACCGTCAACACCAACCTGAACGCGGTCGCCGGCATCTTCAACAACCTGGTCACCAAGGGCAACTACACGTGTGTCCAGTTCGCCGGCCCGGGCTATCCGAAGCTGGTCGATGCCGACAGCACCGCGGCAGCCGTTGGCGACACCGTCATCGGCTCGGCGGCCACCGCCGGCAAGGGCGCGCGCATCGCTGCGGGCACCGCGCCGACCAACGTCCCCCTCGGTCGGGTCTCGACGCCGCTCACCAGGCTCGCCAGCGAGGCGCGCGTGTTGGTCGACCTCGACCTGCCTGAGACGACGTAGGAAGGAGGAACCATGCCTGTCGATCGTCGCGTCGGCAACTACTTCGACAACACCGGCAACTTCCTCCGTCGTGTCGCACGCTGGAGTGGACCCACGCTCTACGCCACGGGTGGGGAGGCGGCCACTCCCGCGTCCTTCGGGCTGGGGACGATCGTCGTCGCCAGCTTCACCCCCGCACTCGATGCCGCGGGGGTGAACACGCGTGTGGTGGCCTGGAACTCGGCGACCCAGAAGGTCCAATGGTTCTCGGCGCCTGGGGCGGAGGTGGCTAACGGGACCGACCTCTCGGGCTTCAGCTGTCAGATGGAAATCATCGGGTCGTAGATGCCCGCGTTCACCTACGGCGATTGCTGGCGGACGGTGCGGCTGTATTGTCCAGCCGCGCCGACCTTCCTCGCGCGCGAGTGGGTGAATGCGGCCTGGAAGCAACTCCTCGCGGCGCGTCGCTGGGGCTTCATGCGCGGCGAGGCCACGTTGCCGATCCTCACGTCCGACCTCTACGTGACGCTGCCGACCGACTTCGCCAGCTTCCGCGTCGTGGTCGACAAGAGTCGGCAGGTTCGCATCTGCTTCGACAAGTCGCTCGCGGAGCTGGGCTGTACGGACCCGGCGAACGTCGCCACCGGCCCGGTCACCGCCCTGGTCGCGGCGTCGCCCTCGGTGACGCCCCCGACGGTGGGCCAGGCGCGCTACCTGGTCTACCCGCACGGGAGCGCGTCCACGCTGACGGCCGTCTACAACCGCCAGGGCGCTCGGCTCGACGACACCTCGGTGCTCACCGGTGTACTGGCCGATGGCGGCGAGGTGCTCATCGCGGGCGCCCTGGCGCAAGCGGCGCTCTGGCCGGGCACGGGCGAGAAGCCGAACCCCTACTTCAACACGGGGCTGGCGAAGACCAAGGCGGACGAGTTCAAGTACGGCGTCCAGATGCTCAGCCTCCGCGACGACGAGCAGTATCCCGACGACCTGTGGGACAGCTGGACGCTGTGTGACTGCGACTGCGCGGGGAGCCCGAGCGAGCGGGCCACCGATGCCGTCGCCTGGTGAGGTGGTTATGGCTGACATCAAAACCTTCTGGGATGACCCCGGGATGCCGATCTCGACCGACTTGAGTGGCGACACGATCACCAGCTCGGGCTCGGACCCGAACGCCGAGGGCGGCGACGAGCACGGCAACGCCTGCAAGCCGCTCTGGTCCGACCTGCCTGTGCCCTACTTCGACAAGAGCGAGGCGAGCAATTCGGTGAGCGGGCTGCCGTCGGTCCCGAACCGCTTCGAACCGAACCAGAAGCCGGACGACCCGCCGGACCTGAAGGAACGCAACCCCGGCACGATCGACAAGACGTAGGCACGCGTGTCATGGTGAAGACCTACCAGATCGCGCTCGCCGCGACGGTGAAGCGCCTCTCGGATCCCTTCGGCGGCAGCGAGGCGCTGAACATCCCGTTCCGCCAGCTGCTGCTCGTCACTTCGGCGGACGCCTTCCTTGGGAGCGACAACACGGTCACGACCGCCACGGGCCTCAAGCTCGCGGCGGCGGCGACCAGCCCGCTCTCGATCGGCCCCTTCGACACGGGTCCGCTCAAGCTCTCGGACTTCTACGCGGTCGGCGCCGGGGCGACGCTCACCATCCTCGGCGTGCCCTTCTGAGCGGTCATGGCCGTCGTCCCGAGTGTCGCAGCAGCCACGGCGCTGGCGAATTGGACGGGACAGACCGCCGCGACGCTGCTGTGGGTCTTGCGGTTGTATGAGAACGACGTCGTGCCGACGGGCGTCACGACCGCCGCGGACCTGACGGAAGTGTCGGGTGGC